TACTCGTGTTGATGCCGATGCACAATTTACCAGCACTCCAACAAAAATAATATCCACGAATTTAACTACTGTCAATTCTATTGCTATGAATACTGCAGGAACACGATTTGTACTTGGTGAAGGTGCATCATCAGGAACAAGTAGAGTAGAATACCGAGAATTTAATCCTAATATATCACATTATATAGATTACTTACCTGCTGCTAATAAAAATATAGCTTCTGTCACTAATGTTATTTGGAAACCAAATCCCAGCAGTCCCATTCCATCAATCTATAGTTTAAATGGAAAAAATACAGTAGAATATCCTTATTATTGGTGTAATAGTTATGACTATTTTATAGGACTTGTTAATACAGCATTAGAACAATCGGCAGCTTCTAACTATAATTACTTATATAATGAGTGGGTTCAGGGTTCTGGATTAGATACAATTAAAAGTGTATTTTTTGATGCAGCATATAAGTCATTTCCAACTCCCCCATTTTTAGATTGGGAACATGATACTTTAAAAGCCAGTATGTATGTTAACCAATGTTATAATAAATTTTTAGCATCTAACTATGCTGTTCCTGGTATTACATGGGGAACTCCAGATGCATATACAGGAATAGTTGCTACTCCTCCACCATTTACATTTAAAGTAGCCTTAAGCCCATCATTATATGCTTTATTTAGTAGTTTCCCAGCAACAGAAACAATGTTAACAACCACTACAGGAACGGTTGAAAAGTTCTATGTCTTAGATATCAATTCTTCTGGTTATCCATTAGTAACACCAAATCCAACTATACAGAAGACATTATACAGTTCGTATGTATTTAACAGTTTAATTTATAATGTAGCTGGTACTTTCAGATATGTTCTTACTCCTACAACAGCAGCAACTTATCCTTATTCTAATCTGTTTACTCAAGTTCATCAAGAACTAAGCACTATTGATACTTGGTGTCCTGTTAATGGAATTGTATTCACTACTAACACACTTCCTATTATAACAAATCAGTTTAGCTCTAATAGTGTAATTAATAGCAACCGTCCTTCTTTTGAAACAGGTGCAGAATATGCCTTAATTATTACCGACTTACAAACCAATGAACAAGGCTATAAACCAAATCTCTTATATAATCCAACAGCAGAATATCGCAGAATTGACATGACAGGAAACAGAGGATTAACCAATATTGATATACGAGTATTTTGGAGAGCTAAAACAGGACAACTCATTCCATTCAAACTAAGCTCAGGTGTTAGTGCATCTATTAAACTATTATTCCAGAAAAAAATATTAGGAGAAAAACAACAAATGCAACTGGCTCAAACAATCAAGGAACTGGACTTGTAAATTTTCATATTTTTATAATATATTACTATACTATAATAATGTCCCAAACAAACGCATTTGCTAAGGCACAAAATCCAGATTATGTATATTTGGATTTACAACAAACAAATGTGTATAATAACACAATACAACCCGAAGTAGATGTTAATTTTATTGAAACACGAGATAGTCCTGTAATAGCTAATACGGGTGATTATACTGTTAGTGTAACCCGTTTTCAAATAGATACTTATCAACTTCCAACTATGGTTGTTGAGCCTGATATAATAACAGAACCATTTGATCCAGAACGAACAATCCATAAAGTAGCAATTTTAAATAAGACTGGAACTTTACCATTAGCAGCACCTGCAGTTAGTTTTCCATTAGAGCAGTTATTAACAGTTCCGTCTATATCTTATTACGGACAAACAACTGATGCAGATTTTGATGGACAATTTATATTAATAGGATCGCCAGATATGTCTTATAATAATGTAAGTTACAGAGGAGTAGTGTATTTATGGTCAAGACAAATCAATGGACAATATACTGTAAGCAATATATTAAATCCTATTTTTGATGATGTAGAAGAGTATCAAATTGGTTTAAGTGTATCTATTAGTGAAGACGGACAATGGATAGGAGTAGGTTCGGGAGAAGCACCTGGAAAAACTGTATATACTTATCTAATTGAACGAACAACATTAGCAACAGTGAAAATACCTAAACCCTCTAATTCAGAGTCAATTATAGCATTAAGTAGTGATGGTTCTATTATTGCTATAGGTTATCCACACTCATCTGCTTCTGGAACTCATAGAGGTATAATTAGAATATATAGACGAACTGGTACAAGTCAAATAACACAAGTAACAATGGTACAACAAATAAATGGTCTTACTAATAATATATATCTTGGTAGACCAATTGCAATGAATGCTACTGGTTCAAGAATTATTATTGGTTCAATTCCAGTGAATGAAACTGCTGGTGTAGTATTTGTTTATAAAAATGACAATCCAAAAGTAAGTGATATATGGACTTCTGAGTCAATAACAGTACCAGCAGGAGTTACTGATTATGATTGGGGACATGCTCTAGCAATAAGTCATATAGGAGATATAATTGCTGTTGGAACAACTAGCTCCGCTATTGTTGGACAGATTACTACTTTTAAATATGATTTTACAAATAACTTATATGTTGAAACAGAAATATTATCACCACCACCTACTGGTGGTCCTTATCTTGGATTTGGTTCAGTAATAAACTTATCTTATGATGGAACGGAATTAATTGCAGGTTGTCCTTTTTTTAATAGTAATAGAGGTAAAGTGTTGATATATGTAGAAGAAGAAGGAAATCTTGAATTAGGAGGCTCAATTGATGGAACAGTAATAAATTCTCAATTAGGTTATAGTATATCTTCATTTGATGATGGTCGTTATATTATTATAAGCGCGCCTGGTGAGGATAATAATCCGTATGGAACAGTACAGCTAAGAAAAATTCTTATAGAATTTTATGGAACAATGCCCGACAATATAAAAAATCATGTAACTGTTAACAGCGTTAAATGGGATTCAAATTTTAATCCATCATTGCTTGTTCCTACTCGTGCTGTTTTAACTGGAAAAAACACAGTAAATTTTCCATACTATTGGTGTACTAGTTATGCTCGTTTTATAGGACAAGTAAATAGAGCTTTAGGAGATGCTTATGTAGCCAATTTTAATTATATATACACAAATTGGATAGATACTTTAACTCTTACACAAAAGGAAATATTTTATAATATTGTTGCACGATTCTATTCAACACCACCATTTTTAGAATGGTCTAATAGTTCACTAAAAGCATCATTAGTAGCAAATGTATTATTTAATTCACAAGAACCCAACTATGCTATTGTAGAACGACTATGGACTTTGGTTGCTGGAAATGCCGAACATACTCCAGACCCACCTATTCCATTTAATTTTAAAATTGCATTTAATGCTTCATTATATGCACTATTCAGTAGTTTCCCAGCAACAGAAACCGTTATTAACAATGAGAAATTTTATATAATGGACTTTACACATCCAGTTCCAACTATAGTAAATATTACGCTAAATGCTATTCCATTATATCCAAATTATCCATTTTTAGATCCATTCATAGGTGGTGACGGTATAATAACCATTCCATCTCCATTAGAATATGGACATATAGGAACACATATAGTATTAGAACAAGAAATAAGCACAATTGATACATGGTGTCCTATTAATGGAATTGTTTTTACTACAAATACTCTTCCTATTGTAATCAATCAGTTTAGTTCTAATGTAACACTTAACTCTGATAGACCATCACCAGAAGCAGGAGCTGATTTTGCATTAGTTATTACTGATATTCAAACCAATCAACAAGGATATAAACCAAATCTCATATATACTCCAACAGCGGAATATAGGCGATTGGATATGACAGGCAATCTTGGATTGACTAATATTGATATACGGGTTTTTTGGAGAGCGAAGACGGGACAACTACTTCCTATGAAATTAGGATGCGGGGTTACTACTTCTATAAAATTATTGTTCCAGAAGAAGCTATTAGCCGAGAGGCAACAGCTTCAATTTAAAAAGTTAACAGATAAGGACTTGAAACTATAAGATGCGAAGCGTCGCATACTCGCAACTACGTTCAAAAAGGAGGGAGTATGATGGAACATAGTTCCTTCACCTTCACTATTGGAAAATTCATATAAAATTTTATATTAAGCTATATTATAAACACAATGTCTTCAGATTTTACCACAGTTTTAGTAAAAGATGCGCGTCTAAGCGGAATCACAGACCAGTTAACATACGCAGTTCAGTCAGGTGCTTCCTCAAACACCTACCAAGAATTCAATGCTATTGGTCCGTCTAACTCTCAATTAGCGTTCAATGTTCAAGTTCCATCCGAAAATGTTATTGTAAGCCGTGAAGTCTTCATTAAAGCAACTATCCAATTTACAGTTGCTATTAAACCTGGTGCTTTAGTTGCTAGTAACACAGCAACAGTAAATGCTGTAACACCAAATAGTGGTGGTCGTGGTGGTTTTGCATTCAATGCATTCCCGCTCAATCAGCTCTTCACTACTACAACTGCTCAAATTAATAACACTAATGTAAGTGCTAATAACCAAGATATTCTTCCAATTTTACTTCAGCTTGCTGACCAGCATGATTTATACACATACGATGACACTACAGCGGTTTGTGTTGATCGGGTTGTTTCTAAATATAGCGATGTTCCTATTAATTCACCAATTAACCCATTAGGAAATATGTGGGGTGCTGATCCAGATGGTATCAAGCGTGGTCGCGGTATTAGCCAGCTCAAAGTTATGAAAGTGTGCCGTTATAATGCTGCTCCTGCTGTAGGTGCAACCACAGGTACTATTGATACTTTTGATTATTCAGGAACAACTAACAGCACCAACACTTTTTATTTAAATTGTGAAGCGGAACTTATTGAACCACTAATTGGTCTAAGTCCCTTCACTTATGGTAATAACCAGTTCAACAAAGCTGGTTTAGTAGGGATTAATTCGTTTAACCTTGTTTGCAACATTGATGGACAGATTAGCCGTCTTATTGGCTCGTCGTCGGAGAATGATGTTGATGTAACTCCTGGTTGGGATAATCGTGGTGCTAACGGCTCGGGTTCTTCCACTACGGCTCTATTCGTCAAAGCCTCGCTACTTGTTAATTTCCTCAGCTCCCAGCCAACTGATTTAATCCCTGCGCGCAACATTGTGCCGTATGTAGACCTCCCGCGTTATATTACTTCAAGCTTAGGCACTATACCTGCGGCTGCGTATGAAGCCACTGCTGGTGGTTCGCAGCGTATTGAAAAAACTACAAAGGAGTTTGAATCAACGAATATCCAAATCAACCAAATGCCTGATTATTTCATCGTGGCTGCTCGTGTAACACCAACTTTTAGTGAATTTTATCCATCTCAAAAAGCTATGAAGAATGCGCCATCTTTCTTAGCTATTAATAGTATTAGCATCAATTTAAATAACACATCGGGTCTGCTCTCATCATGCAGTTCCACAGAACTTTATCGCATGAGTG